TTGCAATCCCTTGTTTATACTGCCCTGCAAAACCTTGAGGCCCAGCAGGAGGGGCGGCGGCAATACCAGTAGGCTTAACAGGGGCGGCAGGGCGTGGTCCCGAGACAGGGGCAGCGGCGGCAGGGGGTAGCCCAAGTTGCCCTTGTTGCATCCTGTTTTGTTCGGCTAGTATACCAGCATTTTGTTTAGGGTCTGCCGCAGCAGAAGGAGTGCCCATATTTCTAATTCTCTCAGCCGCAGCACGTTTTGTTGCTAAATCTGCCAGTGTCGCCCTTCCCTCTGGACCAGAATCAAAAAGTGCACCTATTTGTCTAGCACCACCCATATAACCTTGAGCTTTACGTGCAGCCGCTTCTTTAGCAGAGGAGCGGTCAAAGTAATCCCCAATACCTGTAATCCATTCCCTAGCTATAGACGCGTCTGCTGGAAGGGCTGGAAACTTACGAAGATATATTGCTCTTCCTTCGTCCGTTAAGGTAGATCCCCACTCTGATCTGGTAAGCCCCATGCGTTCTAGTTGTTTATCACTAACACCCTTTACTTCTGAATCATCTTTTCCAGCAAAAGCTACAATGCCGCCACCTGCCATACGAGCCATATTCGGCGCAGGTTGACCTGCAATGCCAGCCATCTGGGGGTTAGCACCTGCCATACGCTGTAGGTTGTTTTGTTGTTGGTTCTGTTTTGTTTTTAACGCCCCTGCTACGCCTTCAGTAACTTCTTTTGTTGCGCGGCCCGTAAGTTCTTCCTCACGTTGCTCTAGTATTGTGCCGGGAGTTCCCTTCATAGACATTGCAAGCTCGTTCTCGGCAGCTTTTTTCTCTGATTGTAGTTTCTGCAGAGCGAGTAGGCTCAATAGATCTTTGTTTAGGGCATGTTTTTGCTGCAACGCACCGGGATTACCGCGATTAGCGTCTACCATCCGGTTAACTTGTTCGCCCATGTCTGTTAATGCCATAATCTAGTCCTAATTTTTACTTAAAGGTCACCCAGATATTCTGAGGAATTATACAAATTTTCAAACGCATCGCCATCGACGCCATCACGGTAGATATAATTACCCGAACCATCGTTGCCACCACCAAATATACTACTACCAGCACCAAATAAAAGATTCAAAAGGCCCCCGGAACCACTGGAACCACCGGAACCGCTACCGCCTACTATACCACTTAGTAAACTACCAATACCCCCTCCACCTGTCCCTGTGTCTCCAGTGAGAGCCGAAGCACCAGCTAGAATTTTCATAAGGTCGCTCGAATCCGCATACCCGTAGTTGCTTGCTGTCATAGGGAGCTTGCCTAAGAGGGACTGCGCGTATGTTACATTTTTGTATGGGAACTCACGTTCTTCCTCGAATTGTTTCTTGTCAGCAGCAATACCTGCTGCGGTTATACCTTGTTGAGTAGCCCCAAGGCTAGCCTGTCTTCCCAAAGCGTCTAGCCCATATTGGTTTCTTTGCTGTTGCGCTCTAAGCCCAAAATCTTGCTCCCTGTTAAATTGAGTCCGGGCGTTAGTAAACGCGTCTGAGTAACCTTTTCCAGTAATACCAGCGGCAGTGTCCAATCCCGCACGATCAAGTTCTGAATCCATAATAGCTTGCCGACTACCACCGTATGCGCCAGCCTTAGTCAATCTACCAGCGTTAGCAACACGTTTTATTTCTTGCTGGCGCTGTAGTTCTTTCAGTTGTGGATCTAATGCCTGTTGCACGTAAGGGTTCATGTAGTTACTAGCTTGATCGGCAGTAAAAGAAGACGGGGTGAACGTCCCCATATCCGTGGGCACCGTAAGATTAGCAACTCCTTGGAAGGCTTGATTTTGCAAGGCAGAAGGACCAGCCGTAAGGGGTCCGCCGTACGCTTCGTAAGGTTTATTAGAGAGCGCCGCCCCTTTACCCAACATCTCTGTTACGTAAGGGCCAATCCAATTAGATATAGAGGACTCTTTAGCCGTATTTTGTCCAATAACGGGTTCGGTATACCCTTGGGGGGCACCGAGTGAAGTTTGTTTCGCCGTTAATGCCATTGTATAATCTCCTAAGCGGGTAAGAATTTTTTAGGGCGGATTTCTTTACCCTGTTTCTTAGAACCAGTGCGTACTTTGCGAATACGATCCATCATAGCATATAAAGTTTTAGCCCCAGCACCTGAATTACCATTACCGAGATGACTAACTACATCAGCAGGGATTACGAACTCCCCGTCACTTAATGCCGCTTTTTGCTTGCCGTCTATAGTAGCGGGTATTTTGTCAGCCATACCATCAGTAGCACCACCTAAATACCTACCTCGTTTCATTCGGGCAATGTTATGCGCTACAGGCATAATACCACCGGCAGCAAAACCAGCCTTTAGGAAACCACCTTTATTGTAGTCATCGTCATAATCGTCATAATCGTCTTCATCAGCCTCAGCCTCAGCCTCATCATCGTCGTCCATACTAGTTTCACCAGAAGTACTATCTACACCTGCTACACCTTCTGCTTCGGCAACTGCGTCTGCGGTAGCCTCAGCCTCAGCCTCAGCAGCAGCTTCTTCTTGTGCCGCCGCCGCTTGTTGTGCTGCCGCTGAATACGCCGCCGCTTCCCTCGCACTAGGAACCTGTGTCTCATCAGCTAAACCGGATTCAGCGAAACCCGGCATAGCAGCTTCTTTTTCCATACCTGTGGCCATTACGGCGTCAAATAACTCTTGACGGTCGGTGAAATTATACGGCTGGCCTTTCCTCCTCCCACGGGCATAATTTAGTTCAGGTTCCCCATCGACGCCAAGCCCAAAGCCGAGTACCTCGGGCAGTGACGGCGTTTTCGCGAACAATTCTTCTTGTGCCGGACCAAAGAACTGTTCCGACATAGAACTTACCCAATCATCTAAACTATCATAAGTTAGTTCAGGTTCCCCATCGACGCCACGGTCGGTGAAATTATACCGCCCACGGGCACCGGGGTCTGCTAACTGATCGAAAGTTTGCCCGTAGTTTGACATACCCCCTTTAACGTTAAGATCATCGTAGTCGCGATCACTAAGCAGACCTAATCTGTCCAGTGTTCGGTAATCAGGGTAGAGTTCTCCATTTGGCCTTTCCTCCTCTATATCTGCTCTATCCCCCTCCTCCAGCATTGCTCCCATAATGCCATCAGCGTATATCGACTCTGAAAATTGATCCATTACACTTTGATACGCGTCAGCCGGAGAGAGATCAGGATCAATATTTAAAACGTTGCTAACGCCTTTAACAATTGCACTAGCGGTGGGCCCTCCAAACGTACTCGCTACAGTACTTAAACTTCTGCCAATGCTGGGGCCTTGGTAGGTTAGTTGTTCAAGTAATGCGTTGTACTCTGGAGTATCCGGCATTATACCTCTTGCCAAATCTTGGGCTTGGTCAAACCCGTAGGCTGTACCTATTTCACTTCCTACAAACCCTAGACCCGGAATACCACTAAACGCAGAGAGCCCCGTACCAACAAATTGCCCCATTGTCCCGTATTGGTTAAAATCATACTCTTCTGCAACAGTAGGAGCGAATTGCTCAATACCTTCAAACATATTACTAGATTCTTCATTACTTGGAGCGGCCTCCGAGCGATTACTAAACACAGGATGGTTAGCAGGGACTTCAATACGTTCCCCATCCTCGGTGTATAGATAGCGGTATCCATCTTGGGGTTGAACAGCGGTGTATGCTCCGCTTCCTTCTAGGTATACTCTTTGGCCTCCGAAAGTTCCGACACTATCCGCCGGATTATACTCAGTAATAGGGCTGGATTCCCCCGCGTCCATAGCCGCCATCGCATTAGCGGCAGCAATACCAGCAGCGGGGGCAGCAATACCAGCAGCAGGGGCAACACCAGCAGCAGGGGCAACACCAGCAGGGGTGGCGGCAATACCAGCAGCGGCAGGGGTGCTAGTACCACCAGCGGCAGCGGCGGCTATTGCTGCATTAGAGGCGTTTAGGTCAGCCAACCCACCAGCAGTAGGGGCAGCGGGTGCGGTTCCTTGTGGGACATAGCTTCCATCTGTAAAATATCGTCGCCCAGAACTACCGGGGCGGCGGTTTGGGTCGAATGTGTTAGGCACTTGCTCACGAACAAAATCATATTTCGGTATAGACCCTTGGTAGCCCGCCTTTGGAATAACAGGATCGTCAGCACCAAAATAGTTAATACCTGCGCTAACCCCTAAACCAAGAAGGTTATCCACCCAGTTATTGTTTGTTGCTGTATTTGCCACTGCATCCGGCATTGCAAATTCGTACGACGCCGCTGCTTCGTTTGCTGCTTGAGTATCGGCGGCAGCGGCGGCGGCAGCGGCGGCGGCATTCATAGCATCTACATCATAATAATCTACCATTACGTGGTCCTAATTTTACCTAAAGCTGCTAATATTTCGTCTGTTTTATCTTTTTCCCCCGTGGGAAGAAGTATACCAGTACCCTTACCGTAAGGATTATAGGCGACAATAGGATTATTAACTACTGGGGGTACTATTGATTTTGGCTTTTGTAGTAATTGATTTAAAACTACCGCATCAAGCAAAGGATTACCTCCTGATCCACTACCAGAACTTCCTGATCCCCTTGACCCACTACCAGAACCCCCTAATACACTAGCTGCTGCGGTTTTTGCAGCGTTTTTTGCAGCGTTGGTCGCTACGTTTTTAGCAGCACCCGGTATATTAAAACCGCCGAAACCGGTAGAGGTGGGAATCTCCGTCTCATCGGCAAGTGAATTAACTAAATCGGGATTTTCTGCTTCAAAGGTTTTCCAGTACGTATCAAACTCCCCTTGCGTCATTTGAGCGGCTTCGTTCCAACTGCCGTCTTCTAAGTTAAAGTTTGACCAATCTGCCTCATTGAACCAATCGACGTTACCAGCCTCATCGGCAACACCTGATCCAAGTAAATCAAGACCTAAATCAGCGTCATCTGCGTCTAAATAGTCATAGGCACTGTCAAAATTAAACCCGTAAGTCTCGTCATCTCCCCAATCTACTATATCTGAGCCTAGCTCTGCACCCGCTCCTGTAACCCAATCTACAACTCCACCTATAGCTTCAGGGATAAAAGACATCTACAAGCCTCGTTTAAAAGCTGCTGGTATAGGATCACTACCAAGTTTTATGTATGCTGTGTAGCTTCCTACTTCATTTTTTCCTATATACAGCTCAGAGTCTATATCACGAAAGGTTTTTTCGATAAGCTGCAAAACTTTCAATACTTCGGAACCCTCAAACATAGTAGTATAGTGGGTTACACCTTTCTTCCGAAGATATTCTAAATACTTTAAGCAGTTATCAACATAGTTCCTGCCAGTATCTACATTAAAAGCCCTACCAAGCATTTTGGTTGCCTCAGCATCCCTACCTCGGGTGCCTAAAAACACTGTATTTCCAAATTGTGCCGTGTCCGATTTTTCAGAAGCGGCTTCTTTGGCGACCATTGCTAGTGCTTTTTTAGGGGACACGTCTTTACTGCCGATCTGCTGTAGCACCATAACTATAATTTCAGCAGGGGGTAGTTTTGTATCCTTACTATTTACTGTTCGCATACCGGCCATATCAAGACTACCCAATCTCTAAAAAACTAGCGACTACATGTAGTCGATTAGCTGTAGCAGCGGTTACTTTTAGTATTTCAGACTCTTCAATTATTAGAGGGGCTGTTAGTAACTCTACAGTAGTGTTAGAAGATACCGCTTTAACCTTAAATAAACTAAACACTGAAGACCCATTGGTTACAGTAACTGTTATAGTATCCGCATTTCCAGAATCTTCAGAGACTAATATAGATTTAAACACAGCCGTTTTAGCAACGGGGCATGTGTACAGCGTAGTTACGCTAGTAGCCGTTAAATCTAATTTTGCATTTTTGTAATTATTAGCCATCAGCCCATAAACCATGCAGCAGATTCTGCGTACTCTTGGGTTACTCCATCTTTTAACGCTCCTTCGACCCGATTAAAATACAACCTTAACGTTTCGTTGTACTGATTAAAATACAACTGTTCGTATTCAATTGGGGCAAAAGATATAGGAGGGGTGCCAAACTCTAAATTTGTGTTGAACCTAGCGGACATTACCTTCTCCCATCAACCCGTAAGTCTAGTCTTGGAGACCCTAACTGCCATTGAACTCCTTCAGCGGTAGATTCTACTTTTATAGCCATTTGCCTACCTCGTACCCGCATGTCCAGTTGGCCGGTATACTTCTCTACCGGGGAAGTAGCACTTCTAGTAGTGGTACCCGTGCTGTTACCGCCTTCAGAAGCAGGGTTATTATACCCGGAACCTGAATTTTGTAAGGGGTATAAGGTTATTGTAGCAGCGGGTGCGTTTGCTGTAGACCCTTCAAAATTCATATCTGGTAGTACGCGGGTTATAAGCGAAAACTTATGCCCGTCATCAGTGTCAAATTCACCAGAAGTTATAAAAGCGTTTATACCTGCTGTAGTGCCAGTCTCATTATCATCAATACCCTCCTCGTGATTGACTATATTAGAACTGTAAGTAGCCGCAAACGGGAAATCGCGCATACCAGAGTCTAACCAAGCGGTTCTAGCCATAGTACCGTAGTACCAGATTTGATCTTGGTGGTTATATATAACGTATTTATCTATAGTTGTAGAGTTTTGAGAGCAGTAGAACCACCATATCTCATGGTATTCTTCGTTTGTACCGGCAAATATCTGGTCAGTCTGTAGCTTATCAAGGTCAGTAAATACGTGCCGTAGCAGATCACATTTTAATGTTTGGACCCTGCTGCCGTCAGACGTATAAAATTTATCCTTGCCCATCCAATAAGAAGCGCCATTTGCGTATGCAACTGCTTTATTGGATATTATAGATGTGTTCTCCCCTATAAGTTGTGCGCCCCAAACTGTTTGGCCTCCTAAATACTGCAGGCTATACATAGCGGTATCAGTCCATATATTTACCGCTTGCCTAGCTTGACGGGCAGATATTATTTCCGACCCTCTTGATAGACGCAAACTACCCGCTTGATTAGTAGCCGAAGGAGTCCAGTTAGTTGCATCTTCTTGGTCAGACCATCTAATAAGCATAGGGTCTTGAATAGTAGTACTTATGGTGTTAGGGCCAAAACAAAAAACAAACCTGTTTATATCAGATATAAGAATTAGATTTTGTACTGTTGGTACGTCTGAAGCACCACTGAGGGAAGATAGAAGTACGCTACGAGTATTTACCGTATCGTTAGCGGCCCAATAGTATATTGGCCCTTGTTTTGGCCCAAATATAAGATCTTGCCCAAAATTAGACTGGCTCCACGTACGTAAAGACACAGTAGAAGTTCCACCATTACTCCACGTACCATCACCCCATGCACCAGCACCCCAACCTCCTAAAGGTACAGGCACTGCAGGGCCGGGGCTTATCTGATAAGCAGAGTCAGTAGCACTACCTCCATTACTGGAATCTGAAGAATTTGCAGCTACAGACGCAGTTATAGTGTACGTGTTTGCGCTGGGGACAGTTACAATCTGGTATTCTATGTTTAATACGGTAGCGGTTATAGCTCCACCAAGAGATACCGCGCTACTAAAAGTAACAAAATCGTTCACCGCTGCCCCGTGACTGTTATCAGTTACAGTTAGCGTAGTAGAACCGTTAGTAGCGGCAAAAGTAGTTGAGTTAGTAGTACTAGCGCGAATAGGAGTTATGTCGTAATAGGTACCCCCTAGTTCTAAGTAGAATTTTAAATTAGTCCCTACACCAACTAATTTTTGGTTGGCTAATGTAAGCCAAGCCCACAAAGATCTACAAACGCCTTGAAAACTATTCTGCGATATACGCTGCCAACCACCTATTTTCTCAGGGAATTTTTGGCGAAACCGTATTTTATCACACTCATACCAGCCGTTTTCCGCCGAATACCTAGTTACTTCTCTGTTCACACCTGCTTTTAATATTAATTTTTTTAAAGGCATTGTAGGTTGCTCCTAAGCCTTCCCGTACGCAGGGATAGAAGTTGCCTGCACAGACACACTACGCTTTAACCCAAGATCTTGCCCACAGTCCGAGCATTTATCGGCGTCTAATTCTGCTTCATCGAGATCATACCCACAAGCAGCACACACAATTTCAATGCTGTGAGATGATACTACCGTCCCATCTGCCAGTTGTTCTGCAGCGACATTCTTATTCATACTAATGCCCTCATCCTAACAATTAAACGATCCGCCCGTGCAGTTACTTGTTTATGCCACCGAGAATCTTCCATCTCGATTGCGGCTTTTCCCCAGTCCCGGTCTTCCACGGCGGCTAAGAAATTCTTAAACAAACCCATGCGGTTAATGCCCATATTGAACATCATATTAGCGCAGATTAGTCTAACTTCTTCTGGAAGCATGTCAAAATCAGGTAAGATCTTGTAGCAATCGGCCACAGTCCAAGCTATATCTTTGTCAAACAGCTCATTAACACGTTCCTCGCTGACAGGCATATCGACTTCCATGTCATATTCAGGCTCGCCCTCACGGCAAAGATGTCCGATTCCTACCGTCTTCAAATTTAAATGGTCTAAGTAAATTTTATGGACGCAACCCTCGTCAATACTAAGATCGTCACGCAGTTGTTCGATCATTTCTTCTTCTCCGCTGGGGCTACAGCTTTTTCGTAGTACACAATAACCTCTTTTTGCTGTTGCATAAACCGTTTTATCTCGGCCATGTTAAGGGCCAACGTCTCATAGTCCCTGACGCTGATTGCGTAAAACAGCAGATCGCCGTTCTCTTTTGCAAAACGTTTCTTAAATGCCGGAAACGTGTCTTCCGTAACAACGTAGAAATGCAAGTTTGACAGCTTCACAGGCCGTGGTCTGTTTGGCGTCGGTATCTTGCGCTCTACCTCTACAGTCCTGATCTCAACCGGCAATACGTCTTTGAAACTGCTGCAGCCGCTACTTAGCAGTGATAGGAGCAACAGCGCCGGAAATAACTTCGAGCGAACGGAACAATTTATTCGTACCATTGTTGATCTTCTTTTCTACTAAACCCGGTTTCTTGAGACTTAACTTCGCGAGGTCATGCTTACGGAGTTTTCCGATAAGGACATCCTTGTAAACGTTGGCTGCATTCAGCTTCAAACCAAGTTCCTTGTTTAACTCCGCAAACTTCTCCCGGTCTTCAATCATAGCGTTAATGGTGTCATCCTGCATCTGCTTGGCTGTCTCTAGCTTGGCCGTGTTCTCGGTCAAAATTTGGATGCGCCGCTGGCTGTCCTTATAATAATAGTACGCGCCATAAGCTGATCCACCAACAAAACCGAGGACAATTATTAGAAGGTAAATCTTTAGCATTATTTACCTTTAGCCATGTAGGCGGTCATACCCATATAGCTGCCTATCACACCCGCTTGGCCGATGTAAAATAGCCCGAAAAGGTCACTCAGGGCTTTGATCCTACCATCTGGGAATATGGGCAAAAATACTGCGAAAGTAAAAACAATCATAGACCCCATCGCTACCCACGCCATACGTCTTTGAGCGTCGGCCTTTTCGTGTTGGGTCAGAACTACGCTCGCTGCAAGTTCTGAATCACTGACGATACCATCGCCATCAAGGTCCATCTCGTTGTGCTTGCTGTCTTTTTGCAATTTCTTTTGCTTTGCCATGTTACTTCCTCAAGAGTGGGTTGTCTAAAGCTCGTTGCAGCTTTTTATCTTGCCGCTTTTCAAAAGCATCTAGTT